GAAGAAAAAGATAGACCGCAGACATGATAACGTCTAAACGCTTATCAAGATCGTGTCCGGTGTTCATTATCTTTCCTCTTTTCTACTAAGTCTCCGCATTGTCGTCATCAAAATAGAGTAGTGCATAAGCTGGTAAGCCTATACAAATAAGTGTGCCAACAATGTAGGCGAGGTCTATTAAGAGTTCTTCCATTATTCTATAACCCAACCCTTTTCAGTGTGAATCCACCCTTTAGTCTCTAAGTTTTCTCTGACCTTATTCAGTTCAGTTTCAACTTCGTTGACTAGAGCATTGAGTTCATCTGCTCTTTTTACCAGCTCTTTTTCTCTTTGCATCAAGCCAATGCTTTCAGAACCAGACTTTTTCACAGGCTTCTCTTTGGTTATTGCTTCTTTAATTTTAGGCATTTCTTTTTCCTTTTTTATTATTGGTTCAGGCTTTTTAGAATCTATCAAACCTAAACTGGTTTTTGTAAAAAACATTAACAACCCTATAACTGTTCCAAACAGCCCCAGTGTTGTTACTATTGATTTTGCAATCGCTTCAGCAGAACTAGCAGTTCCACCTATCTCAAATGTTAAAGCTCCATAAGCTAACATTGGTATAGAGATTACTAAGATCTTAAGTGCATCTTTTTTTCTTTGTGTCATATAACCACTCCTTATAGTTAATTCTTTATTCATCGCCCTTGTCCTCTGTTTTGTTAGATGGTATATCAGCCACCACTTGTACTGTAACTTCTTCTTCTCCAAAAGGTTCTATCTCTCCCTTGAGTACCTTAACTTCTGCACACCACTTATCCCAAGCTGTCGTGTAGTGAACAGTCCTTTTAATTTCTTTCTTGATTACTTTATACAGTGGCATCGCTCTTGTCCTTTTCTTCATATTTCCAATTAATAGGTTCTGCACTATCCACTAACTCATGCAACTTCTCTGCAACTTCTTTATCGGTTGGTTGCTCTCCCACTTCCAATTCAATTAATACTTTTATCATCGCCCTTGTCCTCTGTAACGAGACTTACCCCTCATTCTGCGCGTGTGTTTGTTCATTGTGGACGTGGCGATATTCTTAGTCCTGGACTGACAGGTTTTTTTAGGAGACTTGTGTTCGTCTATTTTAATTGGTTGTCTAAATATCTTAGGCATTTATCCAGTCTTTACTTGAGATCCATTCGCGAATCAATCCTATATCTACAGGCGCATTCATTTTAATTAACTCTTTTGAGCATTCTTGAATAGCCTTCTCTCGTCCAAACTTGGCCTCAATTTGAGGATCATAGGTTACGTCTATATCGTGCATTTTCATTTTAAGTTTTGCCATTTGTTTTACCTTTATTAATAAAGTGAGGCATTTTGTTTGGAGGAAGATGCCCCTAACTCCCCGACCGGAGACGTGTGCCTAGAAAGGCATATCTGAGTCGTCCTCTCCCTCGTCAGCAGTAGATTTCTCTGCTGCTTTAGAAGGAGCTGAACTTTGTTCGAGTGGTCTAAAGTTAGAAATAGTATTGGAATCACCGTAAGCATCATCTGTACTTTTGCTAACTTTTACGGTTGCAGAAAAAGGAACTTGCATTTGATCGGCAATAGTTTCGCCGTTCAACGGATCGTTGCCGTCAGCTCCCGTAGCAATTCGCCATTGCTTTAGCCTAGATAAAGCCACCTGGTTATTAAGAACAAAATATTCAAAAATCAAACGATTTTGATATTCAGGTCCTAAGATCTTGAAAACTACCTTCAGCATTTTATTGCCTTGTTTAGATTCACTTTGTTCCCACGTGTCAGCTTGGACTTCGTACTTCCCTTCTGGAACAACATCGTAGTCGTTGCCTTGTGCTTCCACACTTTCTAATTCAACATTAAAGTCATCACTCATGATTAACCTCCTTTGGTTTAAGTGCTTCTTTATACGCGCTATAAAACGCATCCCATTCAAGCGGCAGTTTATTAGGTAATGCCACTCTTGATTTAGCATCAAAAGCTGCACTGAACTGCGTAAACAGCGCTCTTTTCCCATAGCTCACAGCTCTGGCCTTCTCATTAAATCCTTTGCCAGCACTCGTCGTAGAGATTTCATGGTTAGCAAAGAAGTTAAAGTCCACCCAATTACGTATGAGATTGGAAATCTTTTTGTGAGTAATCAGTTCCCAACGATCGTAAGGCTCTCGTTCGGGATCCGCAAACGTGCGAATAGCAGCGTGACTCACCAATATAATATTCATTTTTTTAACTTGTTGTAAGCGATCTAATAAACGCAAAAGTCTGCGCATTTTTTCTTCTGATTCAGTGTAGCCTTTACCATATCCCAAAGCCTCAATACCTGGTACTTGCTTTTCTTCACAGACTGCTTCATGAATTAAGCTCTCTAAAAAGTCAGTTGAATCTATGACAATTGTTTTATAAGAATGATCTTCCTTACCCAACATTGTTATTTTATCTAGGACGTCTTGATAAGTAGGCGATAACTCAAAGTGGTCAACATCAATATAACGCACACCATCTTCAGTACAAATAAATATAGGGTTGTCTGCTTGAGATGCCCATGTACTCTTGCCAATACCATTCGGTCCATAAATGTTTACTTTAACTGGAGAAAGTTTTACTCCTTGTTTTATACCTTCTAATGTCATGCTGTACCTCTCTTGGCCTGTTGGTAAATTGCTCGGCCACAATTATTATCTAGGATGCGAGTAATGTTTCCATTCCTCTGTGTTATGTCTCGATAAACTACATCTGTAGCATTGATACCCATAGCTTTAAGATTTTGTCTTATTTTTTTAGCTTTCATTTCTTTCCCCCGTAAGTGCCGATAGCGTAATTGAGATACCACACTGCTTTCTTTAGATCTTCAGCTTTGCCCTTGTCCGGTGAGCGCCAGATATATTGCAAGGCACTCGCACGACAAAAGGCACGCATACCATTCTGGCCAAGCATGGATTCAATTGCCTGGATGCTTTCGATCTCTCCTTGAGTGTAGTGTTTGGGTTGGTTTACTGTATCGTGAACAGAGTCTAAGTCTTTGTTTTCATTAACAATTCCAGTCTTAATAAAATCTTTTAAAGAACTCATGTGGTTTTATCCTCCTTCGCTTTAACAGCTTGTATATAAGGTGTAGGACTTAGAGTAGTCATCAATGCGTCTGTTAAAGTTGAATAATGATCTGGCCAATCGCGTCTTATGTTTTTCATCCTGGTGGAATCCACAACCCATTCACGATTGAATGGCCACAGTGCTTCATTAATACCAGCGGTTTCAAATAGTCGGTCTAAAATTACCTGGTCCCATTTTTCTGTTCTTTTAATTTGAATTTTAAAATGGTCGGTGGTTTTGGAGCCACCACTTTGTTGTAAGATTTGAACTGTCGTTTGTAGATCCGGGTGGTTAGCAATTTCTTCACTCAGCTCCCGAGTCTGTTTACCCAGTTCTCTTTTTTTCTCGTCTAGCTTTTCTTTTTTTACTCGTAGTTGAGCCAAAGAAAGCGTAGGTTTACTTAATGTTTGAGTCATTTTCTATTCCTCGTTAATAATGCAACAGAGATTATATACCAAAAAAACTTTTCTTTGCAAATACTTTTTGTTATTATCGCACTAACAATTTTGTAACAAAGGAAATTTAATCATGACACTAACTGAATACGTAGAAAAAATGGGACCGGGCAAAGTAGCTCTCATGTTGGATTTGTCTCCCGGCACTGTCAAAGCATGGCGGTGGAAGGTGCGTCAGCCAAGTGTAGAGAAAGCAATTGAACTAATGATAAAAACCGATGGCCTACTAACGTGGGAAGATATTTATGGAGATGCTAGGCAACGGGTTGAGGAGAAGATAAAATTAGAAAAATCAATTGCATAATTATTATTGGAGAGTGGAGTGGCACTAAAATTAAATGCCAATCAAACATGGGAACAGCTTGCGAAGGAGACAAAAGATGAAATGCTACAGAGCTTTTGGGAACACGGTTTACACCTAATCCCATGCGGTTCTAGGCAAGATTTCATACCCGAATATTTCCGCAACAAGCATCCTTTTGAGGATGAAAATGAAGTTAAGGCGCGTTGGTCTAAGACTCCTCGTGTCAAATGGTCTGATTATCAACGACGTCAACCCACCGAAGAAGAACTAACCAACTGGTTACAGATATATCCTGGTGCTAATTGGGCAGCCTTAACTGGCATTAACTTCGTCGTAATGGACGCTGACTCTCAGGAAGCTATTGATTTTATTGAAGAAGGTAACACCACGCGTACAACTTTAAAGCAATCCACTCCGCGTGGGGGGTTTCATTATTTTTATTCCATTAATCCTAATTTAGAAGTCCGCAATAGTGCTGGACACAATAAGTTAGACGTTCGAGGTACAGGTGGTTATGTCATGGTGTGTCCTTCCGAACAGTATTTCTTCCAGACTCCTGACACTTTACCTATTGAATCTCTTGAAGATTTACCCTGTTTAACGCAGGCAGATCTCGATGCCATTCATGCGTTTAATAACAAGGGGAAGGTCGAAAGCATTACCAAAGAGCCTCTTACTTCTAAAGGAGTGGGGACGGGAACGCGTAACGCTACCTTGTCTCGCCTGGTGGGTAGATGGATTCGTGAAGGGTGGGGACAACGCGAACTTTTAATTAAGGCACACGACTGGAATCAAACTAACAATCCACCAATGGCGATTATAGAAGTAAGTACAACAGTGCAATCTATTATTAATGGCCACATGAAAAGACATCCCGAAGATTTGGACGGCGGTGTGGTGCGATGGAATACTAGCACGTGGGAAGTCCAACTAGGAGACGAACTCAAAGAGATTTTAGATCAAGAAGATCCACTCGAAGATGAGGAAAAAGAAAAGCCAGAGATAGGACCGCTGGAACTCAAACCTTATTCAGAATCTGAATGGCAAGAGCTGGATCCTGGTGTTATCGAACAGTATTGGGGAGATGCTTTTATCTTTGAACGCTCACGTGTTTTATTGATAGGTAAACCGAAGATCGGTAAATCGCATTGGTTGGGCGCGTTTGCGGTGGCAGCAGCAACGGGTACTGAATTTATGGGAACGCCTTTCTCTCGACCTATGAAAGTCATGTGGTTACAAGCTGAGATTATTCAAGAATTTTTAAAAGATCGTATCGACTTATACTTTCAACAATACTTAACCGACCCTGACTTACTGGAGCTTGGTCGTTCTAATTTAATTCCTTCGGGACGTTTACGTAAGAATTTTATGCGCGATAAAGACATTGATATGATTAGCCAGGAGATTGACTTTCATCAACCCGACATTGTGATGCTCGACCCTTTCATTAACTTCTTTGATGGTGAGGAAAACAATAACGCCGACATTCATAAGGTCTTAGATCGTGTGGATAAACTCATTGAAATTCACGACATTGCTTTTATCATCGCGCATCACACAGGTAAAGAAAGAGCTGACGATATGTCGTTTATGTCTGCTCGTGGTGGCTCTGTGTTTGCTGGGTGGTTTGATTCGGGTATTAAGTTGTTGGGAGAAAAACCTAACATCACTTTATTTTATGAAGCGAGAAACGCACGTGAGCCAGAGAGTCACGCTGCTGCTTTTGATTATGGTAAGGGCAAGTGGACGCGTGTTGAATTTGAACAGGGACCCGATGAAATTGAATTAGCTGCTATCGTGGCAGATGCAATGGAAGTCACTAAGTTTTATACGCGTACTGATTTAGAGTTTGTAGCGCGTCAGGCTTTGAAGAAAGCGAAGATGGCTAGTGGTGAGAGGGCAGCACGTTATGCAGTTAGCTACGTGCAGAAGTATTTGGGCGATCGTGTGCGAACACATGTAGTTCCAGGCAAACAAACTTGGCATTATCTAGCTAAGAATGAAGGCAAGAAACCGTGGGAGGAAGATAAATGAAAACTAATTTAACATTGGTAGGAGATTGTCGGGAGATGCTGAAGGAGATCCCAGATAATTTCGTGC